TAATAGTTAAATAAATGAGTTTAACTAAAGAAATAGCTTGACACTAGTATTTAACTATGATATAGTTATACTATAGGTTAGTTAAACTAGGATAGAGTTAAACTCCCTCTTAGTCTCCTCCTCACTCAAAGTGTTTAAACTCTAATTCAGTTTAACTAACCTTATTTCACCCTACTAATCTATGGAAGTTTAAACTCTTATAGTATAACTATAGGGGAAGCTATACATATTTGTAGTAATATGTTATAATTAACACTTGACAGTTATGAAAAAACAAGTACAACTATATGCAACAGATCGTGTAATCGAAGAATTTTACGAAGCATTAGCCTCTAATAACCCTCGTAGTTTACAGAAAGTACACATACCTAAGTCAGACGTATTCTATGTACGTAGAGCTATATATGAAGACACAGGTGTGTGGTACACATTGGATCACGTAGAGAGAGCTATGTACTTAGAGGGTCACTTGAATCGTAACGAAGTGTTAGACCCAGATAGAGAGAGACCTTATGGTAGATAAACTAAAGAAAGTATGGACTTGTGCTAAGTCTAACCCTAAGACAGCCATCCTTTGTATTGTAGCTCTTGCAGTAGCTCACGAGATATATCACGCTATTGTAGTGTAACGGAGTAGCTGTTGGTATGGTAGTAGACTTTGACATAGATGGTGACGGTAAAGTCACAACTGAAGAAGTAGCAATGAAAGAGCGTATGCTTGAGATAGAGCTACGTGAAGAGAAAGCTGAGTCTCAGAAGAAGATGGCTTGGGTAGCTATGCTTATGATGATTGGCTTCACTACTTATTTATTTACCCCTATGATGTCAGACACACGAGTAGCTGCATTAGCTGACTTACTTGGTTTGTTCTATATAGCACAGACTGGTATTGTAGCTGCATATATGGGTGCTACAGCTTATATGGCTGGTAAGCCTATGGCTAACAAAGTAGCAATGACATCAGGTAAGGATATGCGTTAATATGGCCTTTAAACTTTCCCAGCGCTCGTTAGATAAACTAGATGGTGTACATCCAGATATGGTAGCTGCAGTTAAGCGAGCTATTGAGCTTACAGATGTAGACTTCGGTGTGACTTATGGAGTCCGTACTTTAGCTGAGCAAGAGAAGCTTGTAGCTCAGGGCCGTAGCCAAACTATGAAAAGTAAGCACTTGATCCAGGGTGACGGTTATAGTCACGCTGTAGACCTTGTAGCGTATTTTGGTTCTAACGTAAGTTGGGAACTGAATGTTTACGATAACATCTGTGACGCTATGGCTACAGCAGCAGAAGAACTAGAAGTGCCTATCAAATGGGGTGCAGCTTGGTCAGAGGGTGACATTCGTTACTACGATGATACAGCTGAAGATGCAATGAATGCATACATTGACCTACGTAGATCACAAGGTCGTCGTCCCTTTATTGATGCACCACACTTTGAACTGATGATGGGCTAATGCGTTGGTTAGTGTTAGCTTTACTATTATCTAGCTGTGGTTTAACTTCACTGTTACCTACAGGTGGTGGTACTAACGTAGCGGCTAACACACAGTTAGGCAAAGAAAACAAACAGGCTGTAGTCACGTATGAAGAAGAAGAGACTACAAGCGCTGGGCGTGACATCATAATTACAGAAGTCTTGAAGGAAGTAGAAGCTGGACCAGTAGATACTTTAAAGATTAACAATACAAACATACCTCCGTGGGTACTACTTGTATTACTTTTAGGGTGGGTACTACCTACTCCAACTCAGATAGGGAGAGCTATATATAACTTAGTTAGCGCTCCTTTTAGACGTAAAACACTGAAAGATCGGATGAATGGCTACAACTAAAGACGTAGAACGTTTACCTAGCGGAAAGCTCAAGTATCGTGGTGAGACTTTCCCAGGGTATAACAAACCTAAGAAGACTCCTGGTGAATCTAAGAAGTCAGCTGTCTTAGCTAAGAAGGGTGACCAAGTAAAGATTGTACGCTTCGGTGATCCTAATATGTCTATCAAGAAAGATCAACCAGGACGCAGAGCTAGCTTCAGAGCTAGACATAATTGTGATACAGCAACGGATAAGTTTACTGCACGTTACTGGTCTTGTAAGGCTTGGTAAGATATGTGGATAGGAATACTACTTGTTTGTTTTGACCCTATGGCATTGTCCTGTAAGATTATAGCAAAACCAGAGCCGTTCTATACTGAGCAGGCTTGTTTAGAAGAGGCAGAACAAATAGCTGTTAATATAAGAGCAGGAGGTGCATATGCTACACCGCACTGCCATAGAGTTGAAGGAAGCAGTACATAATGGCTAAATCACCCACACCAACCAACAAAAAGCTTTACGCTTCAGTAAAGGCACAAGCTAAAAAGAAGTTTGATGTGTGGCCCAGCGCATATGCATCAGCGTGGTTAACCAAAGAGTACAAGAAGCGTGGAGGCAAGTACAGTGGCACAACTAAGAACAAGGTCACGTAGTCAGCACGTATTACAAAGTCAGCGTAGAAGTTTTTCTAAAGGAGGCTTAGGTAAGTGGTTTGGTGAAGAATGGACGGACGTTAAGACAGGTAAAGAATGTGGGCGCAGTTCAGCCAGTGACTCAAGTAGACCGTACCCAGCGTGTAGGCCAAAGAAAGTTGCCTCAAAAATATCCAAAAAAGAGGCATCGAAAAAGACAGGACCATCTAAAGTTAATTGGTCAACAACAGCATCAGGAAGAAAAAGGTCTACATAATGGGCGCAGGAGTGAAACATTATCTGAAAGATGGTACAGTACATAGCGGTTCTTATCATAAACATCCTGATGGTACGCTTATGACTGGTAAAACTATGAGTAAGACATCAAAACGTTTGTATCATTATGGTGATTTATCTGATACAGCTAAGAAAAAAGCAAGGTCACAAAGAGGTAAAAAATGAAAAAGATGAATGAAGGTATGAAAGCTTTGAAGAAAGAAGCACCAGAAGTAGCTAAAAATATGGGCTATAACTATGGTGGTATGTCTTCTAAGAAAAAGAAAGACTATATGGCTATGGGTATGTCCAAAGGCGGTATGACTGCTAAGAAGGGCTACAATAAAGGTGGCTATTGTGGTGCCTCTAACCCAGCTGAGCGCCCAATGAAAAAGAGTTCATAATGTCTAACAGATACTATCACAAATATCAGAAAGCCTTAGAAGCTAAAGGTTATCGTGTAGATGAGCACGGCTACGTGTGGGATTCTATGGGTAACCAAGCTGCAGGTGAAGATAACTATGGTAACGTACAAAGTAAAGACCCTAACGTAAACGCTATCTGTCAAGAAGCTGAGATGGGACTAGCTACTAAAGCTAAGACTGTAGTTAAGAAAACAGTCAAGAAGGTTAAAGAGAAAGTAGGAAAGGATGATCTTGAGATTGTACGTGCACGTGATAAGAATGGACATTTCATCGCTGATGATCCCTCTACACCTGATGTGAATGAAGCTTACGTAGTTAAGACTAAGAAGAAGAAATAATGACTCAGTATAGCATCGGTAAGCCAGCACGTAGGAAGTCTGTCTATGGTCACAACACTGGCACGACAGCAGAAGACGTGTATGTTTGCCCTGCTAACTGTACAGCAGAAGTTACGTATATTCTTGTAGCTAATGGTGATGGTAGTACTAACGATGTCACTATTCAGTGGTACGTAGCAGCAGATGCTTATACGTCACAATTCCTAAACGATAAGAGTTTAGGTGGTGGTGGCTATCACGAGTTTGCTGATATTGACCTTGTGTTACAACCTGGTGATAAGATTCAGGTAGAGCCTGGTTCTGCAGGACACATTGATACTATACTCACTGTAACAGAAACGTTTGTGCCTATCGGATAACGCATAGCGGGTATTCCAAAAAAGCTATTTTAAAAGGCCCAGTATTCTAGTATAACTATATATGTTTCCGTTAACATAAGGAGTACATATAATGGAACTAGTAATTTCTGAATCATCAAAGTGGGCACATAACATTAAAGCTTGGTTTGTACGTGCACTAGAAGCACTAATCGAAGCACGTCAAGCAGAGGCTAACCGCCGTATCGCAGAGATGCACCTGTACCGTATGTCAGACCGTGAGTTAAACGATATTGGTATTGGACGTGGTGACATCAAGCGTATCGTAAAAGAAGGTAAGTAATGTTCTATACTTGTTTGAGGAGGCAGTATGGACCCAGTTACAATCATAAGTGGGGCCACTGTCGCCTTTAACGCACTTAAAAAAGGCTTTGCTATAGGCAAGGACTTACAAGATATGGGTAGCCAGCTAAATAAGTGGGCTGGTCATATGGCTGACTTAGGGCAAGCTGAGAAGCAAGTTAAGAACCCTCCTTGGTGGAAAGCTATAGGTGGTTCTGTAGAGTCTGAGGCTATGGAAGTTTTTGCAGCTAAGCGTAAAGCTGAGTCTATGCGTAAAGAGCTAAAGGACTATATAAGTTTTACGATGGGGCCATCAGCTTGGGATGAGCTTGTAGCTATTGAAGCTAAGATACGAAAGCAAAAGAAAGAGCACGAGTATCGTAAAGCTGAACTACAGGAAGCTATCATAACTTGGACTGTATCAGTACTTCTCTTATTAGTAGGATTTGGTGTATTGGGATTCGTACTTTATCTGGTGGCATAACTAAACAAGGCAATAAGTACTACGCCTTTGACAAGGATGGTAAGATACTCATCATTACCACGTACAAAAGAATAGCTGAGAATATCGACAGGAAAGCTAATGGCAAAAAATCTAACAGAAAATCAACAAAAGTTTCTCGAAGTGCTGTTCGATGAGGCTGGTGGTGACGTAGTTAAAGCTAAGAAGCTTGCTGGTTACAGCGATAACACACCTACACGTCTTATTGTAGATGCGTTAAAAGATGAGATATTTGAAGGTACTAAAACGTATA